CACCAAGCCCCTGTAATGGTATTCATTGCATATTGTTGTTGATTTTGACCTTCTTGCACAGGTACATTTAACCACAATTGATTGATACCAGGCACATACATTAATTGCCAACCAAAGTTAGTGCCGTAATCTGTTATTGCTGCACTGATAGCAAACTGTATTTTGTCTGTAATTGCAACCCTAGGTTGAACCCTAGATGACTGCAAAGCACCTGATAATGGCACCACACCATCTTGACAAACAATAAGCATATCGCCAGCGTATTTGTATAAGCTTCTACGGCCTACTGGAGAACCAATGTCCCACACACCTACCATAGACCAGGTTGTTATAGATGAAGGGTCTATGCCTTGATACACAATAATTTGACCTTTGTTGGTCATAATTACATAGTGGTCGTTTACGCCTTGACCAGCATCAATTGTCCATGTGCCGTGAGCTACAATATAGCCGCCTTTAGTCATAAATGAAGATACATCTACAACATTAGCAGCGCCAGCAATTGAATCTACTGGCAAATACCACACCTTGAGTGTGTTATCTTGAATAAAAAACTGTCTTTCAGCGTAAAGAACAGGGTCACGCAATGTAGTAGCAGTAACGCCCGTAATTGTAGGAGTAGTCCATGCAGTGCCATTATAATTCATAGGCGCATCTACACCATTAGCCATGGATAGAAAGTTGCCACCTGCCGTTGCAATGTTGCAATAACCCCAGCGTGAATTAGTTAAGCCAGTAACTACAGCAGCGCCTACAGCGCCAGAACTTGTTGCATCGTATACACTGCCACCAGCGATAGCAAATAACTTGTCTGTGGCCGCTCCAGAATACGCCATGAGCGTTTCTACTTGACCTGTAATGCCTGTAACATGTTTTTCGTAACCATCTCGCAAAGCAACTTCAGTTGTAGCTGGGTACCAGTTCTCTAGGATAACAGCGTCAGAAGGTGCCATTGATGGCAATGCGTCCCTAGCGTTCCAACCACCTACTGGTGCTGGTAGCGATACTGGCTGTGATACAGCTCTTTTAGCTATAGCCATTATTAAGCTCCGTAGTTAGCGTCTGGTATGTTTTCCCAACCAATTAGGACATTGGCTGTTCTTGGTGCTAGTGATAGTGTAGCAGAGCCAGCATCGTTTGCTTTGGCAATGTTAAGCTGCATATCGTAATCACGTTGGAATGATGAAGAATCAAAACCTTTAATCTCAAAGTATTTCTTTTTCAAGCCCAAGACCATTAAACGGTCAGGGAATATACAAGTGTCGCTATCTTGAATAAGTGATGATTGAGTAGAGCCAGCAGCAGACGTTGCCCAGTTGCTAGAGATATACTCAAAGCTTAAGTATTCGTTAGTAGATGTTAGTGGCCATATTTGAAACTTCTGACCCATGATACGCCAACGGATACGAGGGCCAGTTGAGATGTAGCTAGACTTGAGCCATTGCCATTGTTGAGGTGTTTCAGGGCCTAACATTTCCCAGCGTTTAGACTTGTCGTATTGTGTGCGGTCAGTGATACGGTCAAAACCTGCTGGCAAGTCATACATAACTTGACCAAATACATAGTTGCCATTGCCATCACTTGTGGCAGCACTATTGATTGTAACTGTAGTGCCTAATGCAGACACGACTTGTGTGCTTTGGATAACGCCTTCACCTTGCACTTGGAAGTTTTCTGCACCAGCAGCATTGATAAACGCTACAGTAGCAGGGTCTACACCTGTAATAACGCTAGTGCCATAAAGAATAGCACCGTCTGATTCAGAGTATTGTGAATACCAATCATACTCGGTATTCATCGCTTCCCATGGGTACTCTCTCGCAAGTTCGTTACCTGCCGCATTGATAAGATAGTACATTTGCGTAACATCAGTTGAGGTGTTGCCAGCTACCGTATTAGGGATAGCCAAGCCCATCTCGGCCGATGCTTGTTGCACTAATTGCAAGAGAGTTGTTGCCATATTATTCCTCTAATTCCTCTGCTTTAGCCTTCTTAGGCGCAGCTTTAGGTTGATTCATTTTCTGTGCTAACTCTGCTAGTTGAGCCTTGACTGCTGATAGTTCTTCATCACGCTTACGAAGCTCGTCTGCTTGTTGTTGAACTAATGCTGTGCCTTTGGCGCTAGATAAGAAAGCTTTTGCCTTGTCACGCAGAGCTAGTGGGGACATACCTGCTGCCATACCCATTGAACTTAATTGGGAGTCAGAGGCTTCTGCAACCTGCTCTACTGTGTAAAATTTAAAGTGTTTTAATTCAGCCGCTGAAGCTGCATTTAATACTGGCCAATCGTGAAGCAATGTGCCTTCAATATCGCCATCTGTTTTTTCGTTTTGATACCTTGCCCATTGTATAGGGAAGCGTGTTTTATGTTCTGCCGCAGCAAAAGTGTCAATTACTGTGTGAGTGTTGCCTGGGACTTCTATAAGAATAAAGTCTGCCATCTCCATGATAGGACGGCCTTCTAAAGCACTCTTGAACTCGTTACTTACTGCTCGTTGGTAGAACTTCACATTTAATCGTGAATCAGGGTTATTTACATCTGTGTTGTATTGCATTTGAATCTCCAAAGTGGTTTGGGGTTTGTAGGTAACTCTCGAAATGAAAGCAACCTAGAAACCCTCCCCAGAAGGGGAGAGAATCAATCAGATTAAACTGATGCTACACCGAACCAACCATACTCACCTGAAGCAAGAGCAGTAGGAGGTGCAATGTATGAACCGCCTGTTGATGTTGCTACAAATGTAGTTGCGTTGACTGTGCAAGATGTTTCACTAGCAGTAAAGGTGTTACCTGCTTTAGCAAACACATAGCGTTTACCGTCTGAACCAAACACTTCATTGCCTAATGGCCCCATTGCTGGGATTAAGGTTGTACCATCAGAAGCTAGTTGTGTTTGAGTAGCAGAACTAAGGTTTACGCCAGAGATAGGGGTTACTGAATATGCCATAATATATCTCCTTAAGCCTTAAGAACGCCACTGAATTGTGGACCAGAGCTAGTTAAGTTACCAGCCCAACCGATTAGTTTAACTACAGCGTCTTGGTTTACAGATTGACGCTCGCCACCGATAGGGGCAAAGTTACGGTCTGTATGTGGACGGAAGTAGATGTAGTTAGTGTTCAAGAACCACATATGGTTTGCAGTTGCTTGAGAACCAATACCACCACCTAAAACTACATCGGCAGATGTACCACCACCGTAGAATTTCAATGAAGCGAAACCAGCAGCGCCTTCATCAACTGAAGTTACACGCTGAATAGCTTGCAATGAGTTCACATATAGTGAGTAGTAGTTGTTGTCAGCTACAATCAAGTCAGCCTTATCTTGACCACGAACTAATTTAATAGCTAGTTGAGTCATGTAAGATTGAATGTTTGCAGCAGAAACAGCAGCACCGCCATTGGTTACGCCAGAGAAAGCTTGGTTTTGCCAGAATGACCATGTTGCACGGTTAATACCACCGTATACACCAGTAGATGGACTATCTGCAACAGCAGCAGCCAAACCAGTTAAGTTTTTACCACCGTTACCAGTACCGTCACCGTAGATGTCAGTTTGGATACGGTTCATCAATTGACCTTCAGCAACTTGTACACGACCTTCTAATAAGTCGATGATTGCCTCTTTAGAACTGTTTTGCAACATTTCCAAGCCAGAGATGGTAACAGCAGACGCATATTGAGCGATAGAGAATTGAGCTGCTGAGATTGGGCTGTTAGGCGCAATGTTCAGAGTTTCATAACCGCTGTATGAGTTAGTGTTGTTTGTGTTGCTGTCGTTGTACATGATTTCTTCTAAAATCACATTACCGCCAGAGAATGGGCGTACATTGCCACGCTTGCGTAAACGGTCTAATACAGCGTTGTTTAATGTTACATTATCAGCCAGTTTGCCACTACGACTTTGAATGGTAGTTGCAATAATGTCTGACACGGTTGAATTGGCAAAAGCCATAATGTCACTCCTTATTTATTGTCAGATTAAACCACTAGAGTGCTGTTCAAAAGCTTGCATAATTGCATCTCTAGCAGAACTTGCGGACTTACCACCACTAGACGCTGACGCTGTAGGCGTTGTTGACTTCGGTGAAAGTACCTTTGCTTTGGCCTGGGCTACCTTTTCTCGTTGAGCTGCTTCAGATTTCTGCGCTTGTGTAGCGTTTACTTTTTGAAATACATCATCGTTTAATCGGATAGCTTTGTCATAAGCTGATTGTAAGTCGTTTGCCATTCCGCTTTGGAGTAATCCAGCCATGGTTTCACGAACTTCCTCAAAATAAGGTTTGTCATCTTTAAATGACGAAATCTCATTCTGCAATTGGGCTTGCTCTATTCGCTCTTGGGAGCTTTGAAAGCTAGTCCATTGATTCTTTATTTGGTTTAACTCTTGTGCTAATTGTGAGAACTGTGGGTCATAACCTTGGCCAGTTATAGAGCCTAAATTAATGCCATAGTCATTAGCAAGTTGAGCAAACATTTGCTGCTTTTGCTCTGGCGAACCCATAGCTAGGGTTGCATGAGCTTTACCTAAATTACTTATCCATGTTGACGGCTCAATACTGTGTTCTTGCAATAAAGGCATAAATGGCTCTATTGCATGAACTAATGGTTGAGCCATGTCCCATTGATTC